TTGGACTACGAAGAGTACAAAGAACATCTTCGTGCTGACATTGCAGCACAAATTGAAAAACTTTGTTGCCAGCCAGTTCTCTTCGTGGGTGCAGGTCTTTCAAGGCGATACTTCAACGCGCCTAGTTGGACTGAACTGTTGCAACAACTAGCGAACGAATGTCCACTAATCGACAAAAGCTATGCTTACTACGCTCAATCTTGTGAATCGCCTCCACAAATAGGAAGTATCTTCGCCGAAAAGTATCGCGAATGGGCTTGGGGTACAGGAGAGAACAACTTTCCAAAGGAACTGTTCGACGCAGATGCCCCGGCAGATTCATTCTTGAAGCATGCAATTTCTTCAATAATAAAAGAAAAAACCCCCGATCACCTATCAGACATTGACGAGAATTGGTTTAAAGAGATTTCGGCACTTCAACAAATAAAACCGCACGCGGTGCTTACAACCAACTATGACACATTTCTTGAGAAAACATTTCCCAACCACACTGTAATTGTTGGCCAGTCCGCACTCAAAGGAATGCCTTTCACTGTCGGTGAAATATTTAAGATTCATGGCTGCGTAGATGAAATTTCAGAAGTAATCATCACTCAAGAAGATTACGATAAATTTCATAAAAAGAAGAAATTCATTGCTGCGCGTCTGCTCTCTCTATTCAATGAACATCCAATGCTAATTGTCGGCTATGGCGCAAGTGATCCCAACGTTAGAGCGATCCTGTCGGACATAGACGAAGCGCTTGCGCTACCGGGATCGCTTATCGATAATATATACTTTATCGAATACGACCCGGAAGCAGAGAAAAAGACCTCATATGCTTCTGAGAAGCTAATACAGATTGAGGAAAACAGAAGTGTACGAGTTAAGCTGATCGTCACGTCGGACTTTGAGTGGGTATTTGATGCATTCAAGTCTCCTGATGCTTTAAGTTCAATCCCCGCCAACTTGATGAGAGCGATTCTCGCACGCTCATATGAGTTATCCAGAACTGATACGCCGAAAACAAAGCTTGAAGTTGACTTTCAATTTCTAGAAGGAAAGCTAGAGAATCAAGAAGAGTTTGCGAAACTGTTGGGCATCACAACAATTCATGATGCTTCTAAAACAGCACTTCATTTTCCTTACTCGATCACAGAACTTGGACAACTTCTTGGAGGTAATAGTTGGCACAAAGCTGACCAGCTAATGAAGATAGTTCTACGGGACACAGGTTTTGATATGAAGGCGTCCGACACTAAGTTTCAACAATCAAATAAAGTAAATAAAACAGTATTTCACAAGTACTCTGAACATGCGTTAGAACTTCTCAAAAAGGTAGAAACCCATCAGAAATGTGATCCGCAGTGGCTTGACTGATTTTTTACAAAAAGCCCCGGTGATCAGATCACCGGGGTTTAGCTTGGGCTAATAAACGTAACAATGTCACTCACTCACGAACATGAAAATGTTACCTCAGAACAAGACATTTTAAACGATTCTTTCACGGCCAATACTCATCGTCAGCATAAGTGCTTGTGATAACAGGTAAATCTTTCAGCGCCCTGCCTGCCATGAAGTGCGCAGTGACATGATTACCAGCGGTTTTGCTCATACTGAACATACTGGCTGCATCCAGTTCGAGCTTGGTGTTATCCGCCGTGATCCAACTGAACGGCTCTGGTCCACCGTGCCAGTACAGATCACCCGCAACAGCACCCATCGCCAAAGCGGTGCCCGCCATCGCGCCAGCCCCGGTGATGTTCTCCTTTGATACAGCGTCAAAATCGATCATCTTGCCGTCGAACACAAACCCCGCTGCAATCCGCCTGTCACGTTCTGCATCAACCATTTGCTTGGTGACAACTACAGCACGTGACACCACACCGTTGGCCACAATCCAATCCGCCGGATTATCGATGACCTCAGAAGTTTCGATGTGCGGGTTTTCCGGTGTGGAAGCAGCAGGCAGATATGCCGCCTGCCCCTTCGCTGTTGATATGCCTCTTCCCGTTGCGGGGTCATAAAATAGTATTTGTTTCAATATCCTTTCCTCTTACTTCATCGGCCAAAAAACGTAGCTGATGGTGTGATTTCCACTTGTGGCCTTCGGGCGTCCTTTAGCTACAAAGACCTTCACGTCGGAACCAATTTGGTGGTTGTCCACTTCTTTGCTGAAGTTGGACCCGCTCACCGTCCAAAGACCCGGTCCAAGAGCAGGCAGTTCCACACCGTTTGAAACGTGGATGGTCCCGCTGACAGAAGGTGACTGTGACAATACGCCCGCTGTCAGCACGCCACTCCCTTCGACCACCAGCTTCACGAGTCCGGCGCTGCCCGGTTGGCCTCGCATCGAGTCCGACGTGTTGTAACCGCCTGCGCCGCCCCCCCCGATTGTTATCCTGATTTTCGTGGCTGCTGGCGGCAGAACATAATCATTTATTGTCGTCAAAGGACTGCCCCGGCCTGCCTCACCAGTTTCACGGCCATTGCCTGACCCGCCAACGCCGCCATTGGCGTATGGGCTGACTTGGCTGTACCGCCAGCTTGCAGTTTGCTGCCCACCGGGGTCGCCGAATGATGACTTGTTGCCCCCGCTGCCGCCCGATCCAGAACCACTTTGCCAAGTTTCGAGCACGTTGTTGTTGTCATCCAACAATTCGACCACCGTGGCAGCGCCGGGCGAGCCATGTTGTCCGTTATAGAACATGTCCGCGCCTGCCCCGCCGCCGCCACCACCACCAGCCAGCACAAGACTGCGTATGACGGTACTGGATGAATCCAGCGTGTAAGTACCCGATTGAGGGTAAGTACTCGTGGCCCCAGTATCAGAACTGATTTCAAATTGTGCGTTGCGGATCGTGAAGCTGTCTTTAACAACTCGAATATATTGTTCTTCATTACCATCGTTTCGGCCTGCAAAGAACCCGAACCCGGTATTTGACCCGTCGCGACCAAAGAATATGCCGCTGTTCGCATAATCGGATGCGCCAGTTTTTCCAATCGAAAGAGCGCCGTTCTCGCTGATCTGCAAAAGGCCATCAACGTCCATCTTGTTCGCTTTTACTGACCCATCCAGAAGGATACTTTCCGCCGCGATACGAGCCGCCGTGATGGAACCGCCTGTTTCAGCATCGGTCAAAGATGTCAATTCCAATAGCGCACTGTTACTTGTGCTGGCACGCATCACGATTGCGGCGCTTTGATTGCCCTCAATGTCCGAAATTGCCTTTTGGCTGATCTGCGTGCTGGCACCTTGTGTGATTTGCTTGACAGACACCCTGTGAAGCTTCCATTTCACTGGAAGGTCTTGCTTGCCCCCGTAATTTCCAGTCCCAAAGAAATATAGCGCCAGATATGAGCTATTCGGATTGGTCCCCGGATTAAAGCCATTAGGTTTGGTCATCTCAAATTCAACGGTCTGAATTACACCATTTTCATCTGACAGATTATCTTCAAAATAATAATATTGGTGTGCATTTGTGCCGCCGTCATCTGCTCTTATCCAACTTACCCTACTACATGCGCCGCCCCAATCACCGGAAATCTTTTCGACTTCCAGCGTGACACGCAATGCATCCAGCTTGTTTGCAGAAGGAAGTTCAAGTTCGTGATTTAGTGATGAATCTATTCGACAATATGGTCTGTTCGCGTGACCATCGTTTTGGTCCAGCACAACAAATTGTAGGGCGTTGTAATATTTTCCAGCAACTTTTGAAAAATAGCGATTGCCAGAGTTAATTCGTTCGTCACCAAAGCCTTCTGGCATGTTGATTGAATTATTCCAATCTTTTAAAACCGGGTTGCTGAAGTTTTCGCTGCTCATCGTTTTAGTCACGACGCCTTCGACAATAGCAGCCGCAGATGCAGAACCAGCAGCCTCTGCTGCCGACGTTGCCACTTCATTACGATATGTAAGTGCTTGGCTACGCGCTGTTTCAGCCGCATTCTTTGAACTATTTGCCGCAGATGCGGACTGAGCGCTATTATTCGCACTCGCTGCTGCACTTGATGCACTTGTTGAGGCCGCAGAAGCGTGGGTCGCAGCTATAGTGCTTTCCTCTGCATCCTCAAGATATGCAACATCAACAAGCGTATAGTTAGCTGTTGAAGATGCATAATTTACAATAACCACTGGATTGATCATCGCGGTTCCTGGACGAAACTGGTCACTATCCGCACCTTCGCCAGTAATTGTCCCGGTCATCTCATGCCAGTTACCGTCATCGGGCACGGTCATGCTCCCGGCTACGTATCTGTGTGTGCCTGCCCCACCAGTGATGCGATCACCGTTTTGGTCAAACGTATCCACACCCCCGTAGCATGTGGAGGTGCCGCCAACTGCTTTTACACGGACGATCATGCGATACGTGCGCGATGTATCGACTGGCATTTTATCAATCGTGCGTATCCACATTGCGGAGTCGATTTTGAGCGCGTTACCGCCTGTTGGACCGTTTGCCACGGTTACATTAGATGCATAATTGCCGTCGCCGCGATCTTGTTCCCATCCGTCTTTGCCGTACTCAAAAACGGGGTTCAGGCTACGTGCTATCATGTTGTCCCTGACACTCGTAGCCACACCCGCAGATGTTGCAGCCGCAGTAGCAGAACCAGACGCGTCATTTTTAGAAATAGCAGCTTGATCGCGGTAGGTCTTCGCAGTCCCAGCGTGCGTATTCGCAGCCAGCGCACTGTTTGCACTCGCTGCTGCCGATTGAGCGGAATTGTTTGCACTTATTGAAGCCTGAGACGCAGATGTCGCAGCAGCGCTTGCACTGTTGTTTGCAGACGTAGCCGCATTCTGCGCAGTTGTCTTAGCAGTGTTCGCACTGTTGGCATGAACCTGTGCGGCCTGTGCACTCGTGTTAGCCGCCTGTGCATGCGCGTTTGCTGATGAAACGTAGCCTTCCATGTCGGATTGCACGTTGTTAGCAAGGTGAGACCAAGTAATTGTATTTGCTGAGATATCACCACTCTTGATACCCAGTTCTAGCGCTGAAACGACAATAGAGCTACCAGCCGCAACAGAGCCATCCATGCCCACCGCATCGATCCAGAAATAATAGTTGGATATAGTGAGCGGGCTAACGATCATCTCAGTGCTGGCGGTAGTTCCATACAAGATGGCGTCACCGCGCACGTTGCTGGTTCCCATGTAGACCTTATAAGCACCCACCAACTGAGGCACCGCGTTTGACCACGCCAGCTTGACAGTGTTCATGCCAACTTCATAGCTCACACCAGAGACTGGCACCAAGTTCGGCATCTGATCAGCAAGCACCATCGCTCCCTGACTGATGTAGCCACGGCTATTTTCTGTTTTTACAAGAAATTGGTAGTCGTGCCCTTCGCTGTTAAAATCAGCCGGAATGTCAAAATGATCTTCAACTGTCTCACTTATCTTCACCCATTCACCAACGGCAGGACGCTTTGCCCAAATGTGATAGCGGCGCACGCTCGTTGTGTCTGGTGCAGTCCATGTAAGATAGCCGTTGTTCTTGTTGTCACCAATGCGGCTACCATCAGTCCAAGTAAGGTTGGATACGTTAGGAACGACTGTTCCCGGAATTACGATTGCTGGTTCAACGTAACTATCTTCCACGTTCCATGACAGGCTGTTCCAATCAAAGCGCTCTGCTTGAATGGTCGCGTTAAGTTCACTATCAATGCGGATACCCGTTATTTTAAACAATTCGTTGGTGATCTTGCTTGCAACTGAGTTCAGCTTGAAGATGTCACCAATTTCATGAACTAGTGCTTTGCGATCAATCTTAAACTTAATAGTTTTGCCAATGCGACTTTCTCTAACAATTTCTTCTGCTTTAGCAAGTGCACTTTGACGATGAGTGCCACCAAATAAAGTGTATGTGGTTTCGTTCGGCTTACCATTGTCTTCGGCAAGATATTGGACATGGGCAGCACTACCACGAACAGGCCATGACACACTGTCATTAGCATAATCCATACTTTCATTTTTGAACTTAACTTCGCAGCGATTGAAGCGCTCACTCGCACCAGCCACAGCAACTTCGATCTTACCCAATATATCGTTATCAGAATAAGTTGCAGTAATTAGGGTATCTTGTTCAACGTCACTTGCCGGATAGTCCAATTTGAGCTTGTAGATACCATTGGAGTAAACCAACTTTGCTTGAGCCATGGTTTCAAGTAATTGTTCAATTATATCTCTGCTTGGTGAAGATGTATCAATTACAAGATTACACTCGTAAAGTCTCAAATCACGCTTTGAAGGTAATGGTTCAACTTGACCGTCCTGAACAGGTCGCACGCCATTTACACGCCCGCGCACGTCAACATTGCTTGCAACAATTGTGTCACAAATTGCTTTCGCATGTCCGAATGAAGCTAAATCAACTTTGTTATCAGGCAGGCCACGCCCACCCTTTTCAATAGGTCTGGTAAGATAATCAGCAATCACTACCGCCGAATTGTTACTAAACGTGTAGTCGTTGCTGAACTTCCATTCACCATTATCATTGAAAATATCACGGACGCGAGTTCCGCGAATGTATGCTGTTAGGTTTGGAGTGCCAGAATATTCAGGGTCATCACGGTTCAACTTGTAAACTTGGGACGCCCAAGCCATCCCAGTAAATTTATTGGTATTACCAAGAGGCACATTGAAGGCCACCGCTGTAGGATCGGCAACACCGCCGTTTTTACTTAAACGAATGTGGTGAGAAAACTTGTGATAATCGTAGTTTTGGTCATCGACTTCAAAATCCAAAAATTCGTCAATATCGCCGTGACAGAATGCCTGCTGCACAACCATATATTCTTTTTTTGATCCGCCGTGATTACCCACACCCAAGTTGACTGCACGGTCTTCGAAACCAGATGGTGGTGCAACGATAGCACCATTATCCGCAGTGTGCACAACTGATCGCACCCCGCCTACTTTGGCATACCCATAAACCAGCGGTAAGTTAATAGCCTCACCATCTACCGGGACGTCAAAACCCTTCTGTTTGTCCATTTCGGCGTCAAGTCGAGCTTGCTGCTTCTTTGCTTTTCTACGGGAGTGCAAACCTGATACGATTGAGATAGCCGCCCCAATAATGAAATTGATTATCATGTCACATTACTTATCCTTTCTTATTTTCTATCTTTTAATTATTTAGCTTATACCTTACCCCAAGCTACCGAACTTGGCGTGTTATTTTCCAATATTTTGTCAAAACAAGTGTCCGTAGGATCAATCTGGCGCATGGCATCTTTTGTTGTGAATATTGTTGATACCGCATCCAAATTGGACAATGGGGCAGAGCATTCAATCTCAAACAACATCTGGTCATCATCCACTACATATTTTGGATTAGCCACTGTGCCTGTGTAAACGTGAAGCAGATCATTCAGGCCAAGTTGCGGCACGCCGTTTATGGTGAAGCCAAGAAAAATTGACACTGGACGGTGCAGAATTCCGGTATCAATTTCATTTTTAATACTCGCATCCATGCCGTTTAGCGTGAGTGTATATGCTTCCCTATCCACGACCTCAGTGTATCTTGGACTGTCAAACTGCATAATCAGGGGATCACTGGCATACTCGCTGCCATTCCATGTTACCGCGTGAGGCAAACTGGTCAGATATCGAGTAGCATTCCAATCCAATTTAACCAAAGCGAAGTAGCCAAGTTCTTGGTCAGTCTCTAAGAAATTTTTTAAAATATTTGCGTTATCCTTCATGTCATATCTTCTCTATTAAATTTATTGTTCCGGGATTTGTCAAAACGCCATTATTAAAACTCACACCACGTGCAGTTTTGATATCTCTTTCGTAAGTGTATTGAACATCATCACCCAAATTCACGGCTTCACTCGCTGCAACATCAGCAACCAAACGCGGGTATATTTTCAAACTTTTGTTGGTGGTGTCGTTTAGCTCAACGTCTTCAACTACCATGTAGAGTTTTGGATGCCCTGCGAATGTTACGAAGTAGCCAGCGGGAATAATGTTACCTACGCCATCACCAGAAGTTGCAACAATTGACACAACATCAGCACCAGCCACCGCATTACTCGCTGCAACGGCTGATCCTTTGAATGTGCGCTTTTCTTCCATGCCCAGACCTTGTGGCATTATCATCGTATCAACTGCATGGAAGCCCGAGATATGAGCCAGCATGATAGCGCTGGGATCGTGGCTTGGTTTCACTTGAAAGTTCAGGTCAAATCGCTGACCCGGCAAGAATGTGGTGGTTCTTTGAAGATTCAGCGACTCGTTTTGAAAAACAGTTCTATTATCAAAAATATTGTATGGTGTGAGTATTTCTTGTCCTTTGTAGTAATATGCCATTAAAATCCGTTCTCTTTGTTGGTGTTGTTGACCATCTGGGTAATTGTTGGTGCCATCTCAAAAATTGCTTTTTCAGTCTGGCGGCTAATGTCACCTGTAATATTGAAATTAACAGTTGTTCCTGTCCCGCTTCCTCTATTTAGCACATTGTCCACTTCATCAGTCGGAATAACGACTTCGCCGGGCTGCAACATTGCAGGCACGCTATCAACGCCCAGTTTACTAAATCCGGGTTTGTGGGGCACAACACCACCATTACTAAATCCAAGTATTCCGCCAATTCCACCAAATAGACCTCCCACTCCGCCGAACATTCCGCCAATTCCTTCAAATATTCCAGACATCATATTTTGTAGACCTGATCCAAAATTTTGGAATATACCTTGGAATTTGGACCCATCGAGCGCTGTTGACATTTCGCCTTGAACGTTCTTCCCAAAATTTTCAAATATATTGTCAAAAAATCCTTTGCCGTCCTTGGAACCAAATCCCAGACCTTCGGCCAAACCGTCAACGAGACCATTGGCAAAATTATCAATTATACGGCCTGTGATCTGGTCAAAAATTGAGCTTGCAAACTCCTTCCAGTCACCGGATTTCAGAGCTTGGGAAAGGCTGCTTTTAATACTGTCAAGAAAGCTATCTGTAACTTCCTGTTTTACATCACTTTTAGCCGAACCGCCTGAACCACCAGAGCCAGAAGCAGTGTTACCGAAACCCTCGCCGTTTCCGTTGCCGCTGTTTGGCGGTGTGACAGGTGGTGTTGTTGGTGCTGCATCAGTGCTATTGTTAGCAGGTGGCATGATAGCCGATGTTAGGCCAGTTCCGCTGGTTGTGCCCAAAGTCTGATTGAAATTTTGCCAACCGGGATTTTGGGGCATCTTGCCTAGCTCATATTGCCCGATAGTAATATGCGATATATCTTTCAGGGGATTGATACTGTTCAGCAGGTCGATTGTGGCATTAACAAAATTTTCCAGAGGTTTCAGGGCTGCATTCATTGCCACTTTAAAGAAGTTACTGAATGATGTGGTGACGCTCTCAAATGCCCATGTTAACTGCTCCTTAATATTGAAAACGATATTTTTGAACGCGTCACCGAAATTTCTTACAAAGAATGACGTGACATTTCCGAATGCGTCCTGCATCTTTGAACCAGCACTTTGGAAATCCAATGTGAAGATGTCTTTCATTGCGCCAAATAGAAGCGTGAAGTTCTCGGTGACGACTCCAACACCATCTTTAAATATTTCGAATGCTGGCGTTAGATTATCCCTCAACCATCCAGTCAAATTTTGAATTTTTTCAATAATGCCAGATAGCGTAAATCCGAACTTGTCACTCAAAAATGCGTCGGTGCTTTTGACTATTGAGTCCCAATTTTGAAAAATTGCCACAGCAGCCGCGATAGCAGCAGTCACAGCCAGCACAGGCCATGACAGTAAGCTGAACGCAGCGCCGAGCGCACCGACTGACACACTTAGAATAGCGATGCCCGCTATAGCACTAGCCATCTTGGGGTTGTCTGCCGCGAAGTTTGATACAGCGTCGATTGCAGGTCTGATACCGTCAATTAGTGGGATGATCGCGTTGGCCAGCACAGCGGAAAAGCTGGTTTTAATGCGGTTCATGGCGTCGTTAATACGCTCACTTGCCCTTGCGGAGTCCTCTGAAATGGTGGCTATGCCCTTACCAGCTTCTAACATGGCGTCTGTTTTGATGTTTCTACCAGCAAATTCCTTGCCCAATAGTTCCATGCTGATAGCTGCCTTGGCCCCTTTGTCTTCAATGCCCTCAAGACCGCGTAGAACAGCCGCATAGCGTTCTTCTGGCTTCATGCGGTCCAGTTGCTCAAATGATAAGCCAATACGACCAAGAGCGTCAGCAGCGGTCTTAGAACCCCTACTCGCGTCAAGTAGAACCTTGTTCAGCTTCAATGTAGATTTCTGGAACCCGGCAGAAGATACACCAGACTGTTCAAGCCCGAACTGTAGACGCTGATAAGAGTCAAACGCGATACCAGCAGCATCGGCAGACTTCACCATTGCGTCACTCGTTTCTAATAGCTTACCAATGCTGGCAGCCGCAGCGATACCCGCCATTGCAGCGCCAAGACCTTTGAACGACTTGCTCAGTTTGTTGACGTTACGCGCCGCTCTCTTACCAAATTTCTTTGTGTGAGACTCGGCCTTATCCAGATCGCGTTTTAGTCGTGCTGAGTCTGCCCCAAGGCCCACATTCAATGATGCAATTGTTGCCACTACTTACCTCTTTTCTTATTCAGTGCCTTTCCTTTCTTTTCAATTGCTGGGCCTAAAGTGTCCTTGAAGCGCTGCAACATGCCTGCATGCTCTTCATCGAAAGCATTTCTTAATGGTGCAGATGCACTCGTTTTCTCACTACCAAATTCCACGGCCAGAGCTTGGTTCCAGCGGCTTTCACCTTTTTTCCAAAAATATCCTGATCGGCCAACTATAATTGTATTGTCGTTAAAGTGATTGGATTTTTTGATCTTTTTAGTAGCTTTGCCTATCTTGGTGGTTACAGATTCCTTTAGTCCACCTGAATCAACTGGTGTATTTTGTTCAATCTTTTCTTCCACGGGCTTCATCGCAGCTTTCACGGCTGGACGCATAGCCTGCACAGCGTATTTTGGACTGCCGAACTCTTTTCCAAGCTCTCGCAGAGCCTTTTCTAAGTCTTTCAACCCTTCAACTTTAATATCCTTTGATCTCGCCATATCCTTTCTCTTAAATAAAATAGGCCACCCGATATGAGCGGCCTTAGTATTATTTAGTAATTATACAGCTTCTTTCAGCCAAGCTGGTGCTGAATCATCTACAAAAATTGCCGCTGCTTTAACTGCAAGAGAACCTTTACGTTGTTTCTCGCTGGCTCTGATTGCCTTGCCCTGTCCAAGATAGATGTAATCATCAATCGTTGGATACATGTCATGAAAATCTATCATCTTCTCTGGCTTATGCTTTTTGCCCAAGATGAGGCCCAGCATTGTTTCGCGAATGATGTTTAAGCTTGCATATTGATTATAGGAAATAGCGTAATCTTTATACGGCCCAATCATGCCAGATTGAATAAGTTGGTATATGTCCGATGCGTCGGAATGTGAGATGGAGTTGACAGTATCAATGGAGCTACCATTGCTGAGTAGATATGCTCTAACGACCCGCTGCCAACTCCTACTTAGTTTTTTTCCGCAGTTGGATTAAGAGCGTTACTGACCTCTTGCATGATAGCGGTTAGATTACTCATGCTGAACATCGCATTGATATCATCCCATGTTTGAGCGTCTTCAAAGCGCTCGCCGCGCTCATCACACAGCAGTTCGACAAACACATGCGTGATTGTGTCCTCGGGATTATCTTGAAGGTCAGTCTCCAAGCTTCCAAATTTGTCTGTCATCTCCTTCATAGGAAGGTCACGGACGTACAAGCCCTCGTAAGATGTTGAGATTGGTTTTCTCGTAACAATAGATCCTAATTTTGCCATTTTTGTAATATCCTCTTATCTTATATATTCTTCGCCCTGAACTATCAGAGCTTCCATGCGCCTTTTCTAATGGCGTTGTTGTAATATCCGTTCACGAACTCCATGGCCAAATCGATTGCTTCGTCAGGCTCTGCACCTGCGATTAATAGTTCCTTGGCTATGATAAATGCATAATATTTCTGATTGCGAAGGCTGAACCAAAATTCTCCGCCTTCTAAGTTTTCTGAGTTATTAATGTAATATTCTAATTTTTGTTCTGGTGTCATATCCTTTCTCTTTGTGTAAAAAAGGGGCCACCAATGCAGCCCCTTTGGTGTATTTTAAGCTTTATCTACCCATGTAACGCCACCTGTGCGGGCAACTGACGCGTCCATCTGAATACGGTCATCCAGCGGTGCAGTCAGATCGGATGTTTCAATGTAGCCATCAAAAACGGCATAAGTGACTTCTGCGCCGTTCTCAAATTTCACAATAAACGAATGTTCCGTCTTGCCGTCATCATCGCGCAGCGCTGTGTGGATCGCGTTGTCATTGTTGTAGGTCACATTGAATGTGAAGCTGTCCGCACTTGCCTGCCCCACGAGCTTACTCTGAAAATCTTCACCATAAACTGGAACGTCGATAACTGAACGGCTCTTGGACAATGCACCCATGTCGGCCACATCAATCACTTGATTATTAGCAATCGCAGCCGCTGCTACAGTTGTTTCATCTTTAGTGTCGATCTTAGCAGCACTGAAAAATAGGCTAGCGATTAATCCGACTTGGCGTTTTGAAATTCCTGACATTTAAAAATTACCTCTTAATAATTATTCCTTTCTTTTATCTATTTAGTTACATCAGAATGCGGATTGTGATGATTTCTTGATATATTTTGCCGCCATCAAGCGTGGTCTCAAAACTGTTTGTTACTTCACTTCTCAAGATGCGAGTTTGACCAATCGTTCCGTTAAATGCGTGAAAATCAGTCTTAATATATTCAGCCAGTTCTGTTTGCTTCGAATAGCTATCTGCAAATATTGATACTGTTAGCTCTGTTTCTGCGATTCCATAACTGTCCTTATAGAATGCTTCTCGCTGACCATTGCGAAACGAAAACACCACCGCTGGGTAGTGACCATTATTAAAACTTGGCACAACACGAACACCCGGCACAGCATCAGCCAATTTTTTTGAAATATCTTTCTTGAACTGGCTCATGGCGTCACCCTCTCGCAATAAAGGATGATTTCAGCGCGGTTGCTTGGATTAGCGTCTATCCCGTTCACCTCGTAACGATCACCCGCAAGCTCAACCTGCCAGTTGCTCTCTATCGCCATGGTGTTGGGGTTTTTTCGACAATATACTAATAGAGACACATCGCTTACACTCTGTTGAGCAGCTAGTATGTCCTTAAAAGTGACCGTTTTGGTTTTCACACCAGAGCTAAACTGATGCGCCCAACTTAGTATATCTTCCTGATAATCTCCTTTCGTGATTGTTGGCTTGTAAAAATCTGCTTTGATCATACAGCCACCCTCTTGTAAGAGCCAATTAGCCTATCCACTGTGATCGCAGCTTTGGCCCTCGCCTTCTCAGTCGTTTCTCCACGCACTTCAAACAGTTCACTTGCCGCAACAAGAACTGCATGCTTTACGCGTGCTGGCACATTTGGTGTGGCAGTGTATTTTATTGAAATGGGGAAACTAAGGTCTGACGATAGCGCTGGCAGTTCTTTAAAAGAAACCTTTGGCTTCATGCCAGTTTCATCAAGAACGTAACCACTTGCATCCATCAAAGTGTCATCACCGGAAACATCAAAGTAGTGAACGGTTAGATCAGAAATATATTCGTGTGGTAGCTCAACATCTTTGAAAGTATCTAGTGGATATAGAACTGATTCAGTTGATAGAGATTTTCCACATGCATCTTCAACAAGGTTAGCCGCTGCATCGATGATGTTTAACAATTCGGCGTCATAGCTGTTATCACCCCAAAGCATTAGCTGCGCCTTCAATTCGGGCACAGTCACAATGTTTGTTGGATTTTTTGTTATTATTTTATAATCCATGTGGGACGCCTCAAAATGATAATAGTAAGGAACCGCCAAAATTAGCGGTTCCCTTTGTTTTAATAATTTGGATTAAGCTTTGACGGTCAGCTTACGTAGAGCGTTTGTGTCTACTTCACCGATGCCGGAGCGCATCTCACCGTAGTAGGAGATATGGCCAAGCTTAGTGACGTTAGAGCGGGTCAAAGTCGCTGTCTTGCGGTTAGCAAGAACTAGACCACGGCCCCAGTTACCGAATGCGCCGATCACGTTACCAGCAGTCATGTCAGCCATGTAACCGTTCTCGACCACACGGAAGCCCATGAAACGATCTACGGCTTCAATCGGGTCAAAGATCAGCTTGGACCCAGTTCCAGCTTCATCAAGTTCGCGGATAGCAGCCATTGCGTCAGTGGAGAGCATAAGCACACCATTTTGACGATACTGAACCGGGACAGAATGAATCAGCGTGTTCAGGTCAGCGAAAGTCACGCCAGTGTTTGCCGCTGTAGTCACACCGTTGGTGATCGCCTCAACTGCTACAACGTGTTCCATCGCCTCTTTTGCAGCGATTTCTGCAAGAATATCCTCGGCGTAGAACTGGTCCAGTCCAACGATATCCTCTTGGCTCTCTGTGGTGACGTCCTGTGCGGCGTTCACTGTGCGGGCAGTGATGACCACCTCTGCAACAGCGCTGTCGCCACTTGCTTTGGTTCCTTTATTAGTCGCGTTTGCAACAGCCGCATTGTAAGAGCCAGTCTTACGTGGAAGCGTCACAGTGGACCCGGTGATGTCGATCTTACGCGCAAGCATGCGAACTGGGTTAGCTGCGAACAGATCGCCAGACAGGCCCAGCACAGGCTTCACAGAACCAGTGACTGGCGCGGTCTGAGTGATCGCCTTTACCTCAATGTCGGCGCTATACTCGCCCTTTTCTTCAAACGATTTAACAAATGCCTCGTTTACAGATTTTAGTTCCAAACTCCTTTCCTCATTTTTGTTAACAATTGCAGGAATGGAGTCAAACTTCGCTGTTACTGCTTCAATCGCTTCCTTTACTGCTTCCAATTCCGCCTTGTCGGCCTTAGTTTCAATCTTAGTTTCTACTTCTGCTTTTGTTTCGAATTTTTCGTCAGCAGACGCTTTAATAGATTCCAAAATCTCCTTTACTTGATCTTTATCCATGTTGGAAAATTACCTCTTTTTAAAAATCCTTTCTTTTATTTAGTGAAATTAAAACTTGAACTCGTTGAGGATATTGAAAATATCTTCACTCTTTTCTTCGACTTCCTCAGAAGAACGGAGTTGTTTAATACCTGTCCAACCATCGTTGAAAAGCGCTTCAATCTCTGCACGATTGAGGCCCGCATTGCGCAAAACAGACTTCAAATCGGAAACTGCTATCAACCCATCATCAGATTTTACTGACAGAATTTCGGCAGCAGGGTTACAAGGATTGAGAACAATGGACGTTTCAACCAACTCAACTTTGTTGAACTGGCGACCACCACTTGACAGACTCTCGTAGTCGTTTGATCTGAAACCAATGGAAACGGCAGACAGAGCTTTGCGTTTTAGCAATGCGTGAACGTCTGAACCTTGTGTGGTTTCTTTGTAAATAACACCGCGACCAATAAGGCCCTTGTCATCAACTTTAAGGTCTACCCACTCGCCAATAAGTTTGGTGTTCTGGTGGCCGTAAAGCATTGGAGTTTTGTAACTTCCGGGTCAAACGACATAATAAAGTCGTCAAAAGCGCCTCGCGCTATCACGTCACCTACCTTGTCGCTATTTTCAAAAGTAGACAGGTAAGCAACTACTTCGCCATCATCGGTGACTTCCTCTACCGATGTCGGCAATTCTTTTGTGATGAGTTTCAACTTTTATTACCTCATAAAATTTCCTTTCTGATTGTATTTAGTGAAATTAATCAGGTGGCCTTACTCGAAGGACCACCCTTTTTTAATCAATTCTGCTTTTGACATGCCATAAGCAGCCTCAAGCTCTGCAATGTTACGATTTACGTATATGTGACCGTCCGGGTGCTTCACAGTTGCCACCGTTGGAGCCTCAATGTTCTTTGTAATTTCTTTCTTTTTACTCATTGGAATATCCCTCACTGGTGCGTGGCCCATACTGGCCTGTTGAATTTGCATCATAGTCATTGTGACTGGTTGGCTCTGGTGATTTTGGTGCTTCAACAAACTTGTCACCACCATCTACGGCAGAGTAACCCGCCAGATTTCTTGCTTCATTCAATGTCAAAATTCCGGCATTGAAGCTTTCATTGGCTATTTTTGTTGTTGCAGCAAGATCGCCTTTGGTTAGCTCTGTCGGATCAAAAGCTATTTCTTTGTCAGGATCAGTGATAAGCGCCTGAGACAGTTTTTCAGAAATATTTTTAGTTAGCGGGCTGATACTGTCGCGATAAAAGCTGCTATTCTTCTGGCTCAGGTTGGAATATTTTGAGCCGTCATAAAGTTCCAAAAATGCGCTTGGGACTCTGAAAATGGACGCAATGCGGGCGATTTCGAGCTTGGTTAGCTCTTGTGTCTCGGAGTCTGCTGGGCTGCTCTTTGTCATCGGCGTGTAGGTCGCGCCCCCGCCAAGCAAGGTTACGTCACCGCCGTATTTCTTCTTCCAGTCAGCAGTAAAAGCAGCCGCCTGTTCAGGTGGCACAGACTCGGCCACGGAAATCACGCCAGATAGCTTGCTACTGTCACGAGTGGATCGGGTGAGATTAGAGTCCAGGGTGTTAGCTTGAACGATAAGCTCTGCTGCCTGCTCCACACGGCTCAGACCAGTCACGTCCAGAGAAATGAAGTCTCGAATGTGTATGATTTCGCGCTCAGAATACGTGCGACCACCTTCATGATGGAACGTTCTGGCCCCTGACATGCTGATAGTGCACTTGATCTTCGGCGGATCGAACGGCACAAGCTCAGTGACGCGCCCTTGTGACGTCATGATCTTCAACAAATAGACGTTGCCGTAGACCATAAGATCGCTAACAATTTTCTTCTTGAACTCCACGCGCGTCATGCTGCTGTTAGGTCGGCGCAGCAGCTTGTTCAGATCGTGATCGACTGGCGCAAAGCCCGCCTTGGTCGCGTCAACAGTAGACCACGGCATCTGGCTAACAGTCTCTGCAAGCACGTTGACACAGGCAAAGACCGTGGGGTTTTTCAGTGCATCTTGTGGCTCAAGATTTACATTTTTGATTGAGACGTAGGGACTAATATACATCCCCATCGGTGCTGCGCTCTCATCCTTGGGGCGCAACCAACTTAGCCAATTTCCTGCCATTTCTTATTATTTCCTCATTAAATTCCTTTCAGTTATTTATTCAGGTATGAACCAACTAAACTCTGATTTTGGTTTGTTAATATTGGCTCGTGTCATCGCCATCAAAAATGCAATGATGGCGTCAATCTTACACGCGCGGTCCCTGCCCTTTCGAACTTTGATGTTTTCGTTTAAATCGGTGTAGACTTCACAATTGGAGAGTTGCCATGCCAAAAACGTATCGCCGTCATGGATCACCTCACCATTCTTCACCTTTATTTCTACTTCTTTGGTGATCGGTGAAAGCGCCTTCATATTTTGAGGGATGTTCACCATCTCATAGCCGTCTTCTTGAAGCTGGTTTACCAACGTCAAAGCTGACCAATCGTCATAGCAAATTTCTCGGATTTCATGAGTTTGGCTCAAGTTGCGGATATATTCGCGAATGGCCGCATCATCACGAACTTGACCCTCTGTAACGATTAGTTTGCCGCTTTCCACACCAGCCGAGTAGATTGGGCGCACGTGCTTAGGTGCTTCCCTAAATGCAGCCTCTGGCACGAAACAGGTGCTATCAAAGTGAAAACGACCATTACTATCTGGCCCATAGGCAGCAGATACCGCAACAAGGTCATCTGTAGCGCCGAGATCGAGACCCAAGTAACAGGGAAGAGTCTTATCAATCTTGCCCCTATTCTTGTTCCAGCTATTGATATCTATCCACGAGTCAGTAGTAGAAATGAATTCATTCAAATATTTCGTGCGATAGTTAGCAGCAATGCTCTGGATTACTTTTGCCTGCTCCAAATGTTCCTTGTAATATTCAATAGAGGCAGATACACCTAAATTCGGCTGCGCTTTGATTACATTAGCGATATCTTGCCAATCATCACCCGCGTCAATTTGGTATGCTAAACAAAAAATACGTTCATCTTCGAGAATTCCATCAAGCACCTTTTTCGCATAATCTAACTGACCATAGAAAAAACCATTCTCTGCGCCGGGTTGACCAGTCGTAATATGGATAAATTGCGGTGATTTTGGTTTACTCATAGAAGACAAGACGACGTTAAACAAGTTGTCGTCTTTAATTGCAGCACTCTCATCCGCTATACCAAGGCGCACGGCTAAACCGTCTTGGCGTTCACTCTTATTGCTCAATGCAGTGTAGCGGTTCCATTTTTCGGTGTTGCTAATTTTGTTCGTTAATTTTTTGTATCCCGGTGTCAGTCTCGGATCAGATGTTTGTTGCATCCGATCCGACATATCCCAGACCAGTTCGGCCTGATCTTTTTTGGTAGCTATCGTCACGATCTGGCTACCCATCGGTGCATAAATTAGCTCATATAGAGCAAGAGCGCCGAGAAGCGTTGATTTGCCACTACCACGCGCGACCAAAACGATTGCTCTCGTGAAGCGCCTTATTTCGATATCCTGTTTATCGACCCAGCCGTATAAATTCGCCAGCAAAAATGCTTGCCATGGTTGAAGTATTATGTTGGTTCCCGCCTGTGCGCCTTCCACGAAGTTCAGCAACTGGCAATAGTTAATTACATGCGAAGCAAGACCCGCATCAAACTTCCACCTAAACCCGCTTTCAAATTGGGTTTTCTCAATATCTTCTAAAAATACCGCAGCCTGCTTTTTAATATATTCAGCCGCTACCAGATCACCGTTGACTACCTTTCGCGCGTATTCAATCGCATCATCAACTGTGCTTTTCCTGTCTAATATAAAGTTATTCATTTCCTTTCAAAAAATCTGCCACTAGGTCTACTTCCTCGCTCTCACCTTCAATAGGAATCGGTGCGCGAGTATTTTTCGTTAAATGGAATTCGGCCAAATAGCGGCTAATTTCTCGGCCTGTATCCGAAATGATAGTTGACGCTAATTTTCGGCCTATTGTGGCTGTTGCGCCTTCTGTCTCGTATATTTCCTTGGCGTCACGATAAATCTGCACTTGATCAACAAGAAGAGATAGCATTAGCTCATCTTCGGCTGCTGATTGGCCATATTTGTAGAGATACGCGGATATTGTTTTAAAAATTATCTCTTTGGTGACTGGTTGAGTGTGATCAAGAATAGTCGGCATCTCCAACCACGTTAATTGATCTGGCTTCACCAACAATGAACCGTGCTTATCATTCCTGAACGTGCCGTCGCGCTCGTGTTCTGCGAGACTTTTCCGGTTACTGCCTCCGCTCCTTCCTTTTACGCCCGCCAT